GTGCCGCGGCGCTAGCTCGCTGCTGCGGGACGTATATCTTTCCCCCGACCGCCCGTGGGGCATCAACGCGCCGGTCGATCCCGAAATTCCCGAGGATATTGTCGCCCATGTCAGCCAGCTGGTTGGTGTCGAGGCGCAGACCAACGCGCAGGCCGGGCAACCCACTGATATCAACGCGATCCGCGACCGCACGCTCACGCTGATGGAAGCCGCGCGCCAGGCGGCGAAGAAGCGCGCCGCCGCCCAGGCAAAGATCGCCGAAGACAAAGTCGACGAGTTGCTCACCGACGGAAAATTCTACAAGGCGCTCGCAGAATTTCTGGTTGACCTTCCGCTGTTTCCCTTTGCTTGCATCAAGGGGCCAGTCGTTCGCATCGTGCCGGTGGTCGTGTGGACCAAGGGCAAGGCCGTCGTCCAGCAGAAGCCGCGTCTGTTTTGGCAGCGCGTGTCGCCGTTTGATCTTTGGTGGACGCCCGGCGTCGCCGACATTGAAGACGCCGAAGTCATCGAGCGCACGCGCGTCACCCGCGCCGACCTCAACGATCTCCTCGATTTGCCTGGCTACAACGTCGACGCGATCCGCGCGGTACTCGACGAGTATGGCCGCGGCGGGCTGACTGACGACTGGGACACAACCGACGCCGAGCGCGCGGTAATGGAGAGTCGGGAGAACCCGGTCATGAACCGGTCCGGCCTCATCACCTGCCTCGAGTATCACGGCAACGTCCAGGGAAGACTTCTCCTGGAATACGGCATGGACAAGAAGGCCGTTCCGGACGAGCTGCGCGACTACATGGTCCAGGCCTGGCTCATCGGCCGACACGTCATCAAGGTCCAGTTCTCGCCGAGCCCGCGCAAGCGGCATCCATATTTTATCACCTCGTTCGAGAAGGTCCCCGGCACGCCGGTCGGCAACGGGCTCCCCGATTTGCTCAGCGACGTGCAGGACGTCACCAACGCGACCCTTCGAGCATTGGTGAACAACCTCTCGATCGCCTCAGGACCCCAGGTGGTTATCAACACGGATCGCCTCGCGCCCGACGAAGACGGCGAGGAGATGTATCCGTGGAAGCGCTGGCGCGTCACGTCGGATCCGATGGCGAACAACACGCAGAAGCCGATTGACTTCTTCCAGCCACAATCGATCTCGCAGGAATTGCTGGCGACCTACCAGAAATTCTCCGACATCGCGGACGAGCTGTCCGCCATCCCGAAATACATGTCGGGAAATTCCACCGGCGGCGCCGGCCGGACCGCGTCTGGCCTCGCTATGTTGATGGGCAACGCGTCGAAGATCCTCCAGACCGTTGCCGCGAACATCGACCGCGACATCTTTGATCCGCTGCTCTCGAACTTGTTCGACATGATTATGCTGACCGACACGTCCGGCATGCTGACCGGCGAAGAGAGCATCAAGGTGATGGGCGTGAATGTCGCCATCCAGCGTGAGACCGAACGGTCCCGCCAGATGGAGTTCCTACAAGCCACCGCCAATCCGATCGACAACGCGATCATGGGCCCCGTCGGCCGCGCCAATGTGCTCCGCAGCGTCTCGCAGAGCATCGGCATGAATGGCGTCGAGATCGTGCCGAGCGAAGACGAAGTCAAAGCCAACGCTCAGGCGCAACAGCAACACCAACTGGAACAGCAGGGCGCCCAGGCGCAGGGCAACCAGCAGAAATCCAACGTCACAGGCGACACCGGTCCAAGAACCGCTATCGCCGGCGGCGCTGGCTAACGCCAATCAGAGGAGAAAACCGATGGCGAAGAGCAAGGAGATCTCGAGCAAAAGTACTTCGTTCGCCAAAGGTGGCACGACGAAGATGTTCGGGAAACAGCACGCCGGCACTCAGAAGCCGGGCCAGACTTCAACCCAGGCCACGTCCGGCGGCAAGTTTGCCAAGGGTGGGTCGACCAAGATGTTCGGCAAGCAGTGCGCTTCGCCGGCCAAGTCCGGCAAGACCAACAAGTAATTTCACCCCCAACATTCTCTGATCGGAGATCAAGACTGTGGCGAACCTCAAGATCGATAAACAGGACCAGGAGAAGGTGCTCATCGCGCTCCAGAACCAGGTCGGAAGCATGACGCGCGGCGTAACCGTGGCAAACGCCGCTGGTGCAAACCCGACGGCCGCGGAGTTTCTGGCGCTTCTCACTTCGCTGCGCAACGCGAACATCATCGCCCCGTAACGAAACTGGGGGGCTTCTTCCAAGAGGCTCCCCGCTATCTTTTCAAGGAACCACCATGGCAAAAATTCCCGGCGCCACGCATCACGTTGGAAAAGGCTCGGCCGAGGAGATGCTTCCGCACCGCTCCGCCCTGACGACGATCGCCGGCGGACGCGCCAGCATCAGCAACTACGCCAAGGTGACGCCGTCCGGCGCCGGTGCGCTTGGCGCGCCCTCGATCATGGGGGCGAGCAAGCCGATCTCCGGGGACAACTGTTGAGCACCAAAGAACTCACCTTCGCTGCCGCACACGTCGCGCACCGCGCGCCCCACGAATGGGCGCAATTCATTTCCGCACTGACTGCTTACGTCGACGCCCGCCGCGACGAGTGCATTCGGTCATCCCTCGACATGCTCCAGGTCACCCAAGGTCGGGCCCAGGCATCGCGTGACCTTCGCGACCTACTCGCCACCTGCGTCAGTGACGCCAACAAAATCGAAACCAAGCAAACCCAAAAGCCCCACCAGCCGCGATAGCCGCTGACTGGCGCAACCCGGAGACTTCAAGTGGTAGCACCCGCCCGCACGACCATCGATCCGAACGTCAAGGTTCCCAACGCGATCCGAAAGCAGACTGAAGCCGCCGAAGCCGCGTTCCACGCCGCGGCGGGGACCGCCCCCGCACCGGCCGAGCCTCCCGTGTCGCCGCCCGCCGAAGTGATCCCGCCGGTTACCCCCGAGGTAACACCGCCCGCAGCGCCCCAGGATTGGGAGCACGCATTCAAGTCGATGAAGGGCCGCTACGAAAGCAGCCAAACCAACATTCGCAACATGAGCGATCAGATGGCCGCCATGCAGCAGCAGATTGTGACGCTTCAGGCGGCCGCGCCCGTCGCCCCCGAACTTCTTGCGACCAGCTTTCTGACGCCGGAAGAGACCACCGAGTATGGCGCCGAGTTTCTCGACGTCGTCGGAAAGAAAGCGCTCGAAAAAGTCTCTCCGGAGATGGCCGCGATGAAAAAAGAATTGGCGAGCTTGACCGCCAAGATCAACGGCGACTCCGCGGCATCGTCGGCGAATGCAAGAAACGCAATGAACACGGACCTCGACGAGCGGTGCCCGACATGGCGAGAGGTGAACGTTACGCAGGAATTTCATTCGTGGTTGCAATTGCCAGATCCATTTTCGGGTGCTATCAGACACTCACTACTGAGTGCAGCTTACGAGCAGAACAACACTCCTCGAGTGCTCGCATTCTTCAACGGCTTCCTCGCTCACGAGGCTGCCTTGGCCCCCGCAACACAAGGCGCGGAGCCGGACCCTTCGGTCGCAGAGACCGGAAAGATCCCGCTCGAGACCTTCGCGGCACCAGGCAGAGCAAAGACATCAGCGGCCCCTGGCGCCCCTGTTGAGAAGCCCACCTTCACCGCAGCCCAAATTTCCAAGCACTATGCTGACTCCGCCCGCGGCGCTTACCGCGGAAGGGAAGTAGAGCGCGACCGCATCGACGCACAGATTGTCGAGGCGGGGAGAGATGGCCGCATCAGGTAACCTTTCTCTTCAGGAGTCACATCAGTGACCTTTCCAGTAGCTACGGGCGGCACGACCCCCGCAATTTATCCCGTCGGTTCGGCCGGCAACGGCCTTTCCGGCACCGGCTTTATCCCGACCATTTGGTCGGGCAAGCTGATCGAGAAGTTCTACGCCTCGACTGTTTTGGCGGCGATCTCGAACACCGACTACGAAGGCGAGATCAAGAACCAGGGCGATACGGTCAACATCCGTACCAAGCCGACCATCACCATCAGCGACTATAAGGCCGACGGTTTGCTGGCTCTCCAGCGCCCGACCGGCAACATGATCTCGCTGACCATCGACCAGGGCAAATACTTCAACACCATCCTGGACGACGTCATGGATGTGCAGAGCGACTTGTCGCTGCTGAACATGTGGTCGGACGACGCCGGCGAGCAGATGAAGATCGTGATCGACACCGCCGTCCTCGGCGGCGTCCTGAACGGCGCAACTGCCGTCACCAACCGCGGTGCGACCGCCGGCGCCATCAGCGCCAGCATCAACCTCGGCGTGACCGCGACCGGTCCTCTCGCGGTCGTGTCGCGCAGCCCCGCTGCCGGCAAGGTCGAAATCGTTGACGTGATCCTGCGCATGGGTCAGGCGCTCGACGAGCGCAACATCCCGGAGCAGGGACGTTGGATCGTGCTTCCGGCTTGGGCCGCGACGCTGATCAAGCAGAGCGAGCTTCGCGAAGCCTATCTCTCGGGCGACGGCACTTCGATGCTGCGTAACGGCCGCATCGGCATGG